ATGCTGTAAACCTTCTGCCTCCGTTCCCGACGGCAAGTCAAGGGCTTACGGGACGCCTGTAAACGGGTTTCGGGGGCTGAAATGAGCCACGAGGCAACCAACTGGGCACTGCAGCAGAAGGGTTTGAAGCCTGCGAGTTGGATCGTCCTCATCCACCTGGCTGACCGCCACAATAGGGACACAGGGCAGTGCAACCCCAGTCAGGCGCGGCTGGCGGAAGACTGTGGAATGCCGCGCTCAACCCTTAACCGTCACCTCAACGAGCTCGAGCGGCAGGGGTTGATCAAGCGAATCGTCACCACCCATGAACAGACCAAGCGGCAGATGCCGACGTCCTATGTGTTGACAGGCGTCAAAGGCGCATCCGTGTCCCAAACTGAGACACGGAAAGCCGTGTCCCAAAAACCGCGAAAGCCGTGTCCCAAAAACGAGGAAAGCCGTGTCCCAAAATGGGACAGGAACCCTGTAAGGGAACCTAAAAGAGAACCTAGCGCGCGCGAGGCTCCGGCCCTTGTGCCGGTCCCATGCGACAGCCGCGCAGCTGATGCCTGGGAGACGTGGCTGGCGCTGCGCATGGCTCCCCCACTGGTGGCGCTGGTGGAGGGCGGGGAGTTTGCTGGGGAGCGGGTCTGGTTGATGCCTATGCGCCATCCGCCTGACGACAGCGACGAGACGGGGACGAGGATCGCCGATCGATGGCTTGCCGAACGGCTGGCGCAGCACGGGCAGGGAGGGCAGGTAGCATGACCAAGGGCGAACAAGTGTTCGATCGGGAGCGTGCCGAGGCCGAGGCGCACACCGTGGCGCAGCATGTCGACGCGTTCCTCGCCCATCTTGTGGCCGAGGGGTTCTCTCATGCCGGCGTGCTAACGGGCGCGCATGCGGCGATCGTCTCGGCAATGGTGGTGACTTGGGGCGGGAAACTGGTTGCGGAGCGGTGTCGTGGGGTGGCGGACCAAGTGCAGGACGCGCCGTCGCTGGCGCAGGCGCGCCTCGCCGCCATCCCGCCAGCGGGTCGGGCGTGAGGAGGGCGCGGCATGAGCGATGAGCGTCCGCAGATCGACCCGGTCACGTTCGATGCGCTGGTCGGTGGACCCGAAATGATCTGGGGCATCGGGGCAATCGCGAAGGCCCTGAACCTGTCCGAGAGCACCGTCAAGAGGCTCGCCAAGGACCCGGCTTGCCCGGTGTCCAGGCCGAGCGGGCGGTATTTCGTCTACCGCTCCGAGCTGGTCCGTTGGCTGCGGTCGAAGTGATTCGCGGCAGGGGGGGTGGTCCTCAACTTTGGGCGAATCGTGGGGACCGGCGGGGGGAACAGCGCGCCATAGAGGCACTAATCAGGAAAATCACATGTTCGGATTTGACGGGAAAAGATCGATTCTGACCTGTTTTGACCAGTCGACAAACCGCGAATCACCCCTGCACCATAGGCGGTATGTGGCCCTTCACTCGCAAACAACACCTAGAGACCAAGTCGCTCGCAGACCCGAGCGAGGATCTCGCCGCGCTCTTCGGCCTGGTGCCGTCCTCGTCGACCGGCGTGACCGTGACGGCCTCGGCCGCGCTCCGGGTCCCCGCGGTGAGCTCGGCGATCCGGGTGATCTCCGAGGCCGCCGCCTGCCTCGACGTGGCGGTCAAGCGGCGCGGTGCAGATGGCACCGAGACGGCGCTGCAGCACCCGGTGCAGCAGCTCCTCACCGGGCAGGTGAACGACTGGACCTCTGGCTATGAGATGCTCCGCGACCTGGTGATTGACGCGCTGTCCGACGATCGCGGCGGGCTGGTGCATGTGAACCGCGTCAACGGCGCGGTGCGCGAGCTCAGCCCTTCGCGACCTTTACGACCGCGCGCGTCGTGCGCGTGCTGCACACCCTGCATGTCTGGCAGAACGGGCCGTCGCTCGAGGGGGTCAAGGCGATTTGCGCCGCCGTCCTCGCCGCCGTTCGGGCCGAACGCCTCGAGCTGGGCGCGGGGTTCCATTGCGTCGACTGGCGGATCTCGAGTGGCCGGGTGATGCGCGACCCGAACGGCGAGACGATGCACGGCGTCCTGACGGCCGACGTCACGGTCGAGGAGATCGCCGCATGAAGTCCGGCAAGCTCATTCACCTGATCGACGTCGAGCGCGCGACCGAGACGGTTAACGGCTACGGCACGCCCGCGCGGACCTGGTCCCTCGTCGTGACGCTGCGCGCCGAGATCGTCCGCCGCACGGCCGAGGAGTTCCTGCGCGAGCAAGGGGCCGCGACCGATGAGCTGATCACGTTCCGCACCCGGTATCTCGACGGCATCCTGACCAGCGACCGCGTCGTGTACGACGGCCGCGCCTTCGATATCCGCGAGGTCGCGCCGATCGGCTGGCGGCAGGGCCTCGAGCTCAGGTGCGTGGCGCGGGAGGTGGTGGCCTGATGCGCGGTCGCAAGCCCCATATCCGGATCGAGCGCGACAGCCTCGGCGAGCGCCCGCCGCCCGACTTCCTGTCGGAGGATGCCCGCGAGGAGTGGGAGCGGATCGTGCCGATCCTGGCGCAGCGGCGCATCCTCTCGGAGGCCGATTGCGGCACGCTCGAATCCTACTGCATGGCCGTCGGGACCGTGCGCGAGATGGATCGTGAAATCCAGAAGTCCGGCGCCATCCAGAAGGTCTTCAAGATCGACAACGACGGTGAGGCGGTCCTCGTCTCGATCCGCAAGAACCCGGCAGTATCGGTGCGCGACGGCGCAATGACGCAGGCTCGCCTTCTCGCGGCCGAGCTCGGCTGCACGCCGGTGTCGCGATCGCGGCCGTCGGTCGAGAACGACGACGACGGCGACGATCTCTACGGGTGGAGCTCCTGATGCTGGTGCCGTCCTGGACCACCACGCCGGAGCCGGTCGACGATCCCCTCGGCCACGGCGAGAGGGCCGTGAAGTTCCTGCGCATGCTGCGGCACCCCAAGAGCCTGAAACCCGGGCACCCCTGGGAGCTCGACCCGTGGCAGGAAGCGATCGTCCGGCGCATCTACGGGCCCCGGCATCCCGACGGGAGCCGCATCGTCCGGCGCGTCGTGCTCCTCCTGCCCCGCGGCAACCGCAAGACGGCGCTCTGCGCGGGCCTGACGCTCCTGCACCTGGTCGGACCGGAAAGCATGCCGGGACACCTGATCATCTCCGCCGCCTCGGCGCATGAACAGGCGCTCGAGCTCTTCAACGAGGCTGCCCTCATCGTCCGCTCCGACAAGCGGCTCATGAATCGCCTCGAGGTCCGCGAGTATGTCTCGCGCATCGCCTGCGCGGCGCGGTCCTCGCGCTACATCGCGATCGCCTCGGACGGCAAGGTGCAGCACGGCAAGACGCCCAACGTCGTGATCGCCGATGAGCTGCACGCCTGGGAGGGCCGCGCGGGCAGAAGTCAGTGGGAGGCGCTCGATTCCGCCCTGGTCAAGGTGCCCGGCACCCTCATGATCGTCGCCTCGACCTCCGGCCGGGGGCAGGAGAACCTCGCCTGGCAGACGGTCGAGTATGCGATCAAGGTGCAGAAGGGCGAGATCCACGATCCCGCGACCCTGCCCGTGATCTTCATGGCCGAGCGCGAGGACGACTGGCGCGACGAGGCGCTCTGGCACGCGGTTAACCCCGGCCTTGCCCATGGCTATCCCGACCTCGAAGCCTTCCGGGACAAGGCCCGCAAGGCCGAGCATTCCCCGTTCGAGCGGGACAGCTTCCTGCAGTTCAACCTCAATGTCTGGCACGACCAGTCGACCTCGCCCTTCGTCGAGATGGCTGTCTATGACCAGGGCGCGCATGAGGTGGATCTCGAAGAGCTCGAGATGTTGCAGGAGCCGTGCTGGATCGGCGTTGACCTCTCCAAGAATGAAGACCTGACGGCCGTGGTGGCTTGCTGGGGCGACGGCGAGGAATACCAGGTGATGCCCTTCTTCTTCTGCCCGGAGGACAACATCCGCCGCCTCGGCGACAAGCACGGTGTCGATTACGTGTCGTGGGCCGAGGACGGCCATATCATCCCGACGCCTGGCAACACGGTCGACCTGAAGACGGTCGAGGAGCATATCCGCGAGCTCTGCGCCCGTTTCCAGGTGCGCGAGGTCGCGTTCGACCCGACCTATGGGCGTCACATGATGGCGAACCTCGCCGAGGACGGGATCACCGTCGCCGAGTTCCGGCAGGGATGGGTCACCATGGCCCCGGCCGTGAAGGAGCTCGAGCGCGCCATCCTCGCGGGCAGGCTGCGCCACGGCGGGCACCCGGTCCTGCGGTGGAACTTCTCGAACATTCAGCTGCGCGTCGACCCGGCGGGCAACCGTTCATTCCACAAGGGCAAGTCGGGCGACAAGATCGACGGGGCCGTTGCCTGCGCGATGGCCGTGGCGCGCTGCGCCGCGCGCGATGCGGAGTTCGTGACCGCCGCCGAGTGGTTCACCGATGATCTCTGGACAACCTGAGGAGCGAGGCGATGGAAGAGGAACGGCTTGTCGTCGCGCTCGAGGCGCGCATCGCCGAATTCGAGAAGCGGATGAAGCGGGCGGAACAGACCGGAACGCGCAGCTATCAGCGCCTCCGCTCTGGCAGCAAGACCGCGACCGGCGCGATGCAGGCCGACATGGTCCGGTCGACCGGACGGATCAACCAGGCGCTCGCCACCACGACCACGCGGATCGGCGTCTTCTCAAAAGCCTTCGTCGCGGGCCTCGCCGGGACCGCCATCACGGCCGCATTCGGGATCTTCACCACGAACCTTGCCCGCACCGTGCGCGGGGTCGCCGCGATCGGAGATGAGGCGCGACGGGCCGGAGTCAATGTCGAGGCCTTCCAACAATGGGCCTTCGTCGCCGAGCGCAACCGCATCGGAATCGACCAGATGACGGACGGGCTGAAGGAGCTCAACCTGCGCGCCGATGAGTTCGTGGTCACCGGGAGCGGTCCCGCGGCCGAGGCCTTCCGTCGCCTGGGCTTCCGGGCCGAGGAGCTGCAGGAGGCGCTCGAGGACCCGTCCGAGCTTCTCCTCGACATCATCGACCGCATGGGCGAGCTCGACACCGCCGCCCGGATCCGGGTGGCCGATGAGGTCTTCGGCGGCTCGGCCGGCGAGCGGTTCGTCGAACTGGTCGACCAGGGCGCAGCGGGACTGCGCCGCACGATGGACCGGGCCCGCGAGGTCGGGGCCGTGATGGATGAGGAGATGATCGCCAAGGCGGCCGAGCTCGATCGGCGCTGGGGTGAGCTGACCACGCGGGCCTCGACCTTCTTCCGCACCGTGGCGGTCGAGACAGCCGACGCGGTCGAGGGCATCGTCACCATGCGGACAGAGCTCGACCAGCTCTTTCGCACGGCCGAGGAGGCGGGCAACATCCTGGGCGAGGGCGTGTCGACCGCGCTCGAGGGCGATCCCGAAGGCGTCTCCGCCAATGCCGACGCGATCAACGAGCTGAAGGAGATCTACTCCGACCTGTCCGATCGGGGGCAGGCGCTCATCCCGGTGCTCGAGCAAGCCTCCACACTCCTGCGCGCCTGGGATTACACCAGCTCGGCCGACAGCCTTGCCGACGTGGCCGAGGCGATGCGCGAGCTGACCGATCGCATGGACGAAGGCACGATCGCGGGGTCCGACTTCGAAGACCAGATGCGCAGCCTGATGATGCAGGCCAAGGGCGCATTCGCGCAGATCGACGCGATCGACCTGATCGAGTTCTCGAACGTCAACGCGGCGATCGGGGGCGTGATCGATCGCCTGGTCGACGCCGCGACGGCCGCCGCCAATCTGCGCGCTCAGCTGCCCGGCGGATCTGTCGTCGATGAGCTGGCCCGCACCGAAGATCCGCGCGGGAATACCGGCAACGTCGAGAACTACGGCAACTGGTCCTCGCAGACCGACCAGGCGCCCCGCACCGCACCGCGCCCGCCACCTCGGCCGATCGATCCCGACTTCGGCTATCTCAGCCCGCCGGCGGGCGGCGGCTCGCCGGGCGGCGGTGGTGGCTCGGCCGTCGAGGAGATCCCCGAATGGTTCCGCGAGATGACCGAGGCCGTCCGCGAGGGCGAGGAGGCCTGGCAGGACTATAACGAGACGGTCGAGGCGGGCGCGCTGGCGGTGGCCGATCTCTT